GATGACTCAGTTGGTGCAGTATTCCACCCAGCTTCTATCGGTTTAGCTATGAAATCTGATCTTAAAATTGAAACTCAAAGAGATGCTTCAATTAGAGGAACTGAGATCGTAGCTTCTATGACAATAGGACAAGGGATTGTTAAAAACAATTACGGAGTTAAAGTAACTGTAGACTCAGCATTATAATATTAATGCTAATAATGGTGGGGAGTAAAATCCCCACTATCTACTAACAAGGATTTTATCATGGCAAATTTTTCTACTGACGCAGATTTACAATTTTATCAGCCTGACATACTAGAGTTCGGCATAGCAAGTTTTACAAGTCCTAACGATTATCATGCACAAGCAAGAGATGATATTGAAAGAGAATTAAGAAATAAATGGTGGGGTATTTACCAAAACAATTCTACAAGAGATATTACTACTTTAGGTTCTATTGAAATGGACGGATCACTACTAACAGATGCACAATGGAAAAGATGTTCTGTATTCAGAGTGATAGGCTTTTATGCTACTCCACAATTAACTAAGTTTAATAGTGATGACAATAAAGATAGATTTCAAGTAATGTTAGACTATTACCAAAAAGCTTATTATGCAGAATTTTCTGAGGTACTTAGAGATGGTGTTGAATATGACGATAATAACGATTCTGTTATATCTAATGCTGAGAAAGAACCTTACGAAAGACTCAGACTCATCAGATGAAGGTTACTCCCAAAATTGATGATCGTAAATTAAGAAGAAAATTAGATCAGCAAATTAGACAACAACCTAGACAAGTTCAAATAGCTTTAGGAAGAACTGCTGAATTTCTATTAGGTTTAATCAAGCAAAGAACTCAAAAAGGTAAAGATGCAGATGGCAGAAGCTTTGCACCTTATACACCTGAGTATAAATCATTTAGACGAGAAAAAGGCAGACAAGTAAATACACCTGATCTTAATTTTAAAGGAAATATGCTATCTAACATGACACAAAAATCTGAGCCTAAAAAAGCCATATTGTATTTTGCTAGTACAGCACAAAACATTAAAGCTGTTGGCAATCAAAAGAAAAGACCTTTTTTCTTAGTTGGACAAAGAGAAGGCAAGACATTAATCAATATATTTGCTAAAGAGTTTAAAAAGGTTTCTAAATTAATATGAGCATAAGAGAAAACATAGCTGGAAATATCATCACTGTATTAAGTGCAGTATCATCTCCTATTACTTTAAAGAAAGTAACTAGAGAACCTTTTGATGTAGATGAATTATCTGAACAACAATATCCAGCAGTCTTTGTTCAATCAGGAAACGAAACAAGATCAGACGAAACCATGACTTCAACAAGTGTTACAAGACAGGGTATAGCAGACTTTATAATTGTAGGATTTGTAAAAGGAACAGACACCAATATTGACACAAAAAGAAATCAACTAATTTCAACGATTGAAACTGCACTAGAATCTGATAGAACACGAGGTGGGTACGCAAAGATCACTCAAGTCGTGGAAGTTTCTACAGATGAAGGTACTTTGTTCCCAATCGGTGGAATACGAGTAGTAGTAAGAGTCATGTACACTTACACTGCTGGTACACCTTAACAATAACAACGGAGAACAAAATGGCAACACATACAGGATCAGAAGGAACGATCAAAGTTGGCTCAGATACGGTCGGAGAACTTAGATCATTTTCTTTAGAAACTACTGCTGAAACTATTGAAGATACTTCAATGGGCGATTCAAGCAGAACTTACAAAGTTGGACTGAAAGCATTTTCAGGATCGGCTTCTGTATTTTGGGACGAAGCAGACACAGGACAAATAGCTTTAGTAGTTGGTACTGAAGTAACATTGAATCTATACCCTGAGGGTGCAACAACTGGAGATAAATACTTCACAGGTAGTGCAATTATAATTGGTAAAACTGTTAATTCATCTTTTGATGGAATGGTTGAATCAGAAATTTCATTTACTGGAACTGGTGCATTATCAGAAGCAACAGCACCATAATATATAACATAAGGAGAAGGTAAGACATGAGTGTAATAGATAGAGTTAAAGAACATTTTGAATCACAGGGGGTTAAGACAATAAAAGTTGCCGAGTGGGGCGAGGAAGGACAACCTCTAGTGATTTATTCAAAGCCATTTACTATGGCAGAAAAAAGAAACTTATTCAAAGGTGCTAAGAATGATGACTTAGGAGTTTTAGTAGATGTGATTGTTCTTAAAGCTAGAGATAAAGACGGAAACAAAATATTTAAACTAGACGATAAACAGGTTTTACTAAATAGTGCTGATCCTGAAGTGATTGCAAAAGTTTCAACAGAAATGCTGAATACTGTAAGTTACGAGGAAGCCGAAAAAAAGTAAGATACGATCAAGAGTTATTTACCATACTTACTCTTGGGGAGCGATTACACAAAAGTATGGTAGAAGTGTTGGCTATGACAGAAGAAGAATTTATCTACTGGATAGCTTATTATAAAGTGAAGGCAGATAAGGAAAAATTACAAAGTGGCTCAAGAACGACTCCAAATTCGCCTAGACGCAGTTGATAACACTAAGAAAGCTTTTCGTGGTATAAAAAGTAGTCTTGGTAGTTTAAAACAAGCTGTTTTTTCTTTAAAAGGTGCTTTTATTGGTATAGGTGCTGGTTTAGTAATAAGGTCGTTTGTTAAAACTGGACAATCAGTTGAAGATTTACAAGTTAGATTAAAACAATTATTTGGATCAACCCAAGAAGGTGCAAAAGCTTTTGATGTTATGTCAAAGTTTGCTTCAAGAGTTCCTTTTTCATTAGAGCAAATTCAAGCCGCTTCAGGAAACTTAGCTGTTGTAGCTGGAGATGCTGAAAGACTATCTTCTATTTTGGAGATCACTGGTAATGTTGCGGCAGTTACAGGATTAGATTTTCAACAAACAGCAGAGCAAATACAAAGATCATTTTCAGGTGGTATAGCGGCGGCAGATGTATTTAGAGAAAAAGGTGTTAGAGATTTATTAGGCTTTAGTGCTGGTGCAAGTATATCCGCAGAAGAAACTGTAGCGGCTTTTCAAAAAGTATTTGGCAGAGGTGGAAAATTTGGAAAAGCAACAAATGAATTAGCTGGTACATTTACTGGTACTTTATCTATGTTGGGAGATAAACTTTTTAACTTTAAAAAGAATGTAGCTGGAGAAGGTTTTTTTGACGAACTTAAAAAAGAATTTAAAGAACTTAATAAATTTATTGAAGATAACTCAGAAGACTTCCAAGCTATTGGAAAAGCAATAAGCAGTATTAACAGTGGCAGTTAAAGGATTTGCGGCGGCTATAAGAGGATTAGCTAGTGCTGGAAGTGCTTTAAAAAGTGCTTATGATTTTTTATTTGGAAAAAAAGGATTAAATCAAGGCATTAACAATATTCCTGATGCAGTTGCTAACGCAACAGAAGAAGTTAAAAAACTAAATGTTAATTTAGTCAAAACTATTGAGCCAATAGATAAGGTTAATCAAGAAATAGAAAAGATGTCTAAAAAACTTACAGGAGTAAGTATTATAACTGATACTATTAAAATGGGTATTGGTGGCATATCGCAAGGAATTGCAAAATCTATTGTTCTTGGAGAAAAGTTAAACGAATCATTTAGAAAATTAGCACAAACTATATTAATTAATGTCATTGCAAAACTTATAGAAAAAAGATTGTTGGCTTTGGCAGAATTAGCTATTGAAAAACTAAAAACTTCTGAACTTGCTAAACAATTAGGTATTGTGAAAGCAATAAATAATGAAAAAAACACTTCAACAAAAGGAGATATAATAAGCACAGGATTAAGAATATTTGCTGGTGCTAAAGGATATGCAGAAGGTGGATCGGTTAGTGCTGGTATGCCAATCACTGTAGGAGAACGAGGTAGAGAAACATTTATACCATCTACTGATGGACAGATAGTCCCTAATCATGCTGGTGGTACAACTAATGTTAATTTTACTATTGTTGCTAATGACACAAGAGATTTTGATAGATTGCTAATAGAAAGAAGATCAACTATTACTAATTTAATTAACCAAGCTTTAAATCAACAAGGGAGAGGTTCTCTAGTATAATATGAGTGGACAATTACCTACATCTCCAGTTGCTAAATCAGCAAGTATTAATTCACAACAAAATACTATTGTTAGTGTAACTACTTCAGGAAGAAAACAAGCTAGACAAATTGATGGTCAAAAGTTTGCTATTACTTTGAGTTATCCACTAATGACTAGATCAGAGTTTGCACCTATCAAAGCTTTTATTATTAAACAGAGATCACAATTAGAAAATTTTACTATAATTCCACCAACTGAATCTAATGCACAGGGTGTGGCTTCTACTACTATCTCAACTAATGCTTCTGTATCTGCTGGAGCAACTACTTGCACAGTAGATGGTATGACAGTTTCTACTAACGGAATACTTAAAGCTGGAGATTACTTTAGATTCACAGGACAAGAAAAAGTTTATATAGCTGTTGAAGATTTAAATGCTGACGGATCAGGAGAAGGAACGCTTACTTTTGAACCACCTTTAAGAACATTGGTTGCTGACAACGCAGTTCTTATTTATGACAATGTAGATTTTACAGTTTCTTTAACAAGTAATGTACAAGAATACAAAATAGGAACAAGTGATCTTTACGCATACGAATTAGATGTAATTGAGGTATTGTAATGGCTAGAGGTCTAACGACAGCAATTAAGGCAGTATTAGCTAGTAATAAAATTAATCCAGTTACATTAATTTATTTAGGTATTGGATCAGGCACAAGATACACAGATCATTATAAAGATATTTCTTATGATGGAAATACTTATACAGCTTCATCATTATTTTTAGGTTCATCAGAAGTTACAGAAGAATCTAATGTTGCTGTTGATTCAATCACAATAGCTTTTACTGGTGCAGATCAAACTATTATTTCTTTATTACTAAATAATCAATACATGGACAAAGATGTAGAAGTTTATAAAGGTTTTTTAAACTCGTCTCAGGCTTTAATTGCTGATCCTTTTTTAATGTTCAAAGGAAGAATAGAATCTTTTAGTTTACAAGAAGTAGAACAATCATCACAAGTTAGTATTTCTATTGCAAGTAATTGGGCAGACTTTGAAAAAATAGCTGGAAGAAAAACAAATACCAGTTCACAAGAGTTATTCTTTGATGGAGATTTAGGATTTGATTTTGCTTCTCAATCTGTACAACAAATTAAATGGGGTAAAGAATGAGAGATATTTTAGAACTGTATAGAAAGTTTGACATGTATAAAGATCTTAATGATGCAGATTTAAGGCTTCATTTATTTCCTTGTTTAAATTTAGATCAAAATAAAAAACATTATGTAAATAATAAATTAGTTGGATTTACTAATTGGGCTTTCTTATCTGACAAGGCACAAGTTAAATTTAAAAAAACAGGATTAATTGATAGANAAGATTGGAGATCAGGTAATCATTTGTGGCATATTGATACTGTCGCAACTTCTCATTTACAAGATGTTATCTCTTGGACTAAAAATCACTTCACACAAAAATTTGGAACTGATAAAGAAGTTAATTGGTTAAGAATTAAAGACGATACTATTATTAGACAATCAACAAGAACTACAAAGGATACTTGGTCATGGGTAGTATAATAGGAAGTGCCATTGCTGGTGCTATATTTAAAACAACTACTGCCAAGATTATAGGTGGTATAGTAATAGGTGCGATTGCAACTAAAGCAATATCTTGGATACAACCAAAACCTGAAACACCACAATTTGATATTCCTCAAGGAGAAACAGCACAAGGAGTATTGCTTAACAAAGCATCTAACAACGCACAGATACCTATTGTGTATGGAGAAAGAAAATTAGGTATCACTAGAGTATTTGTAGAAAGTTCAGGAACAAACAATCAATATCTTTATGTAGCTGGTGTTCTTTGTGAAGGAGAAATTCAAAGCATAGAAAGTATTTATATTGATGACAAGCTAGTTACCTTTGATGGTGCATTAACTGATGGAACTGTAAGAGAGGTTGATTCTTCCGATTCTAATTTCTATAAAGATGGATCAAGTCATATTCAGGTTCAAGCTTTTTTAGGAACAGATACACAGGTAGCTTCATCTATTTTAACCACATCATCTAATTGGACATCTAATCATAGACTAAAAGGAGTAGCTTATCTTGCTTTTAGATTTAAATGGAATCAGGACACATTCGGATCAATTCCTGATGTTAAAGTAATTGTTAAAGGAAGAAAAGTTTATGATCCAAGAACAGACACAACTGCTTATTCTGACAACTCTGCTTTGTGCTTATTAGATTATTTAAGAAATACTAGATATGGAAAAGGAATACCTGACTCTGCTTTTGAATCAGACTTTGCTTCATTTAAAACTTCTGCAAATACTTGCGAAACTCAAGTAACTCCATATTCAGGTGGAAGTGATATTGATTTATTTAGAACTAATGCAGTCCTAGATACTTCTCAAAAACTAATTGACAATGTTCGTTCTCTTTTAAATCCAATGAGAGCAATATTTACTTACAACAGTGGAACTTACAAATTAAACATAGAAGGAACAGGAACAGCCACATATACTATTACTTCTGACAATGTGATAGGTGGGATTAAACTTATTGGAGAAACTAAGAACAAAAAATATAACAGAGTTATAGGAACATTTGTAAATCCTGAAAAGAATTGGCAAGAAGATACAGTTAGTTTTCCACCAGCAGATGATTCAGCTTTACCTACTGCCGATAAATACGCAACACTATTAGCAGAAGATAACGGAACACAATTATTAGGAAACTTTGACTTTAAAAATATTACTAACCCATATCAAGCTGAAGAACTTTGCGAGATTGTTTTAAAAAGATCAAGAAATGCTTTAGCTATTCAAATAAAAGTTACTTCAGAGTTTATTGATTTGACAGTTGGAGATATAGTTAATGTTACATACGAAACAGCTTCTTTTTCTGCAAAACCTTTTAGAGTAAGTTCTTTAACTATTAATGATGATTTAACAGTTGATTTGGATTTAGTAGAACACCAAGAAAATATATACTCTTGGACTGAAAAATCAGAAGAACCAACGATTGCTGACACTACTCTACCCAATCCTTTTACTACTCAACCACCCGCTTCAGTTACTTTGTCTGACCAACTTATTCAATACAATGATGGTACAGTTATTGTGGCATTGGACATTCTAATTGGTGCTAGTCCTGATTCTTTTGTAGATTATTATCAAGTTGAATACAAAAAGAGTTCTGAAACAGATTACCAAATACACGCACAAGGTACTGGATTAAATCAAAGAGTATTAAATGTCATTGATCAAGATATTTATGATGTAAGAGTTAAAGCTATTAATAATATTGGTGTATCATCTACTTATGTATCTGCACAAAGAACTATTATAGGTGCTATTGCACCACCTAATGATGTGGAAGATTTTTCATGCAATATAATTAGTGGAGATGCTCATCTTAGTTGGTCTGCTGTAACAGATCTTGACCTTGCATACTACCAAGTCAGATATTCTACTTCTACAAGTGGTGCTGAATGGCAAAATTCAGTTAATTTAGTTAATAAGATTGCACGACCAGCGACTTCAGTAACAGTACCAGCTAGAACAGGAAGTTACTTAATCAAAAGTGTAGATAAGCTTGGAAATTTTAGTACCAATGAAACAATTATTAGCAACACTATTGTGTCTAGTTTAAATTTTGTTGCTACACAAACAGAATCTCCAACTTTTACAGGGACAAAAACAAATGTATATCTTGATGATAATAACTATTTAAGATTAGACTCCTCAGAATTATTTGACTCTGCAACAGGATTGTTTGATAGTGGAACAGATTTATTTGATTCAGGAGTAACAGCTTATGATTTGTATGCCACTGGAACTTATAATTTTTCTAATATTATTGATCTTGGTGCAACATATAAATCAAGAGTTACAGCATCTATTACTCAAAGTGTAGATAATATAGATGATTTATTTGATAATAGAACTGGATTATTTGATGACCAAAAATCAAATTTTGATGGAGATACACCTTCTAATTGTGATGCACATTTAGAAATATCTACTTCAACTGACAATATAACTTATACTTCATTTAGAAATTTTGTGGTTGGAGATTATAATGCTAGATATTTACAATTTAGATTGGTTCTAACTTCTTTTGATTTAGCTTCTACTCCAGTTATTCAAACCCTATCTGTTGAGGTAGATATGCCTGACAGAATATTTAGTGGTAATGATATTTCTTCAGGAACAGGCACTAAATCTATTACCTTTACAATTCCATTTTATTCTAGTAATTACGCAGTAGGTATAACTGCTCAAGGTTTGGCAACTGGAGATTATTACTTATTAACTAACAAAACAATAAATGGTTTTGATATTGCTTTTAAAAATAGTAGTGATACAGGAGTATCAAAAACATTTGACTATATGGCAAAAGGTTATTAAATAGATTTTATGGCTCAATCAGATTTAACAATAGAAAACCAATCATTCCCAAGTTTTCGTGCTGACTTAAATGACGCTTTAACAGCCTTAAACACAACTCAATCAGGAACATCAAGACCAAGTTCTGCTGTAGCTGGAACTCAATGGCTAGATACAACTACTGCAACAACACCTACTCTTAAATTTTTTGACGGAACAGATGATATATCTTTAGGAGTTTTGAATTATTCAACTAACACAATTACCTACACATTATCTGATGGCTCTGTTGCTACAGCAAAAATTGCTGATGATGCAATTACTACAGCCAAGATTGTTGATGATGCAGTTACTACTGCTAAAATTTTAGATGCAAATGTAACACTAGCTAAACTTTCTGCTACAGGAACGAAAGATGCTACTACATTTCTAAGAGGAGATAATACTTTTGCAGAAGCTGGGGGTGGTAAGGTTTTACAAGTGGTTCAAACTACTCTTACTACATTACTCTCTACAACAAGTGCTTCTTTTGTAGAAGCAAGTGGTTTTAATGTAGCCATAACACCTTCATCAACTTCAAGTAAAATTTTAGTTATGGTAACTACCAATACTAAAAATACTGCTGGAGATGGTAAAACCAATGTTACTTTAGCAAGAGGTGCTTCTGTACTAGAAGCAAATGGACTTGCTTTTCATTCTCAAGCATCAGGTGCAACTTACTCCTTTTCTTCTAGTTCAGCATTTAATTATTTAGATTCTCCGAACACAACTAGTGCAACAACCTATAAAGTTTATTTTTTAGGCGAAACTGGAACTGCAAATCTTAATTTTAACAATGCAGTAGGTACTATAACAGCAATGGAAATAGGAGCATAATGATTGAAAAAGCAATACTAAAAATAAACCCAAATGCAAAATTTACAGTAGCACAAAATAGTGTAAGTGATTATGAAGTTGTTTGGCTAGAAGAAACTACTCCAATCTCTAAAGCTGACATAGAAGAACAATTACCTATTGTAGAACAAGAAATAGCAGATGAAGCACAAGCCGAGATAGATAAAAAAGCATCAGGCAAGCAGAAGCTATTAGACTTAGGATTATCCGAAGAAGAAGTTAAGGCACTAATAGGAGTTTAACCAATGGCTCTTATTTCCGTATCAAATAATGCTTTGTCAGACATCACAGCACTACCAGCTACAGCAAGATAATTATGGATAAAAAATTAGAAAAATTATTTGACCAATTAGATACTTTAAAAGACAAAGAAGTGGATATTCTTGAAGAAATAAAAAACAGACTTTATGATCTAAATGAAGCTGGAGATGAAGATGAGTATGATGATGAAGAATTTGATGAGGAAGATGAACAATAGAAACTTTAAAGATATTATAATTCTTTTAATTACAAGTGGTGTTCTAGTTTTGTTAGGCACTATTATTATTGGAGATTATATTGTGGCACTAGAAGAAAATAGACCAGTAGATGAGAGTGTAATTACTTTAATGAAGATGTCAGTTACAGGATTGATTGGTGTTATCGGCGGCTACATTGGTGGAAGTAAATAATTGGAAGGCACAAATGACAAGTGCTTATGGAACAATTACTGGATAAGATAGCATTTTTGCTATTACCAACTAACTTCGCAAAAATTATGCCATATTGTTTTTGGTATTGGGTTATGTTCACAATCATAATTATTTGGGTTATGAAAAAGAAATGAGTGAAAGACTAAGCCTTTTTATCAGTAAAGAAAACGACAGAAAGC